ACTCTGGCGCCTGCGTGCATTGCGAGCCCTTGCACTTGTGCCTGTGCGCGTACCGCTGGACGTATTGCAGCCGCACGGCGACGTAAGCCAGCCCTGACAGCACCTCGGACCAGCCAACCTGCCGCCCGTCTAGGCTGCGGGCTGGCGTGGGGCCAAAGGGCCAACGGTCACCGCCGTAACTAGTGCGGCAATGGCGTGAATCGCGCCCCATGACAGGTCGCTGGCCAGGTTAGGCATGGCGCCGTTGATGCCCTTGAGGCCCTTGGTGACGATGGCAAGCGATTGATCGGCGCCGTCCAGCCCGCGGACTTCGGCCCATTCCAGCGATGACAAGGGCCGCACCTCAAACACTTCTGCCGCGCCAGTGTCGGGGCCGGCACACAGCCAGTCCTCCCCTACTGCGCCGCGGCAAGTGTCGGTGAGCCCAAGCGCGTCAGCCTGTGACCTGTGGATGACTCTGAGTGTCTGTGTGGTCTGAAATACAAGCATGATGCGCCCCTCCCAAGGCGACTAGGCCCAAGCCAGCATAAGCACGCTGTTTTGCGGCGCAGTGTCGGATGAAGTGCCGTCGCCAAAGAAGTCTACAACGCCCGGCTTCGCCTTGACGGCGATGTAGACCCGCCCGCCGATGTCCTCCATCTGCGGTTCTTCTGTGATCAGCAGCGTGGCCATGGCAAACGAGAAGATGTTCCCCGCCGCGCTGCCAACGTATCCCAGCAAGGTGAAGTAGGTCTCATTGGCAAAGCGGGTCTGCCAAGGGTCGTTGCCGTCAGTGATGGTGTCCGCGCTGTCGCGGGGCACCGAGAACGACACAGACAGCTGGCGGTTGACGGTATTGACAGCCGACACGCCTTGCAGCCCTGAGAAGCACTTGACAGGCTGCACGTCGATTGCGATGTCCAGTGTCAGCTTCTCAAACCCGCAGGTTACAGCGGTGTCTACCGTCAACCGACCGCCGAACGCGCCCGCAAGTGGCTTGAGCACCTTGTAGTCGTCATCGGGCAGTGTGACCGCGCCGCCCGTGGTCTTGCGGTAGAAGTCTCCGTAGGCGCCGTACGTCATTTCCACCATCGGGACCATGCCGGCTTCCATGGTGAGCTTGATCGACTTACACACGGCGCCGATGGCCACGTCATTAAAGTTGGCAGACCGACCCTTGATGAAAAAGGTGAGCGGAACCTGCTCGTTACCATTCAGAGTCGCCGTTGCGCTGGGCAGAATGCTGTCGCCTGACAGTGCTGCTTGACTCCATGCCTCTGCCAAGTCCACGTCGTCGGTCGATACGCTTGCGACCCAGCCAAGCTGGCGCAGTGCGTTGGTTGACGGCACGCCGATAGCCAACAGGCTGCCGGGCAGGATGCCGGCACCAAGGCCCGCGTCCAGTTTGACCAGGCTGGTCGTGCTAGACGCAACAACAGCACCCGCGTCGTAGGTCTCGTTATACAAGCCCACGCCGTTGCGCAGGTTGGCCGCGCTGGCGATGCTCGCGTTGCGGCTGCCAAGGGCATTGGCCAACAAGACCGCAGCGGGGCTGGTCGTCTGGTTGGTGTCGCCCGGTGTGCTGGTTGACGGGTTGTACCCGGTCTTGAGCATGGTAAGCGGAAACTTGATGCTGAACTCGGAACCCTGCCGAACGCCCGTTACCGGACCCTTACCGGCGCCGACTTGGCCAACAGCGTAGTCCAGATCCGCAGACTCGCGCCCGCGCTTGGGAATGGCTACCTCGCAGGCAAACACGGTTAGGTCGGTGGACGCCTCTGTGACCAGGTCGGACTGGCCGGCGAACGTCACGCTTTTGTATGCCCATGCTTGCACTGCCATGATTCACCTATCCTTCAGAGAGTTGCACCAGCTTGGCCCGCTGTGCAGACGTGAAATTGTTGGGGTTGTACTGTTCGCCCTTGAGCGCCGCAAGCTGCTTCTGCTGCTGCGTCAGTCCAGCCCACTGCGACAATAGCACAATTTCGCCGCGGCGTGGTGCCAGTACGTTGATCCGGTGTTGCAGCCAAATGCGCCCAGCCTTGTAGCGGTTGTCGACCTGATTCGGAGTGGCCACGCGCTTATTCCGACTTTGCCTCTTACCGCCTTTGGTCATGTACTCGATACGGGTTCTGTCAACCAAGCCGCGCCCCATGGACTTACCAACAAACTCAGCCGTCAGCGTTCTGCCGCTGGTCCGCACTTCTGCGCCGCGCCACATGCCGCCCGTCACAACGTAGGAGCCCACACGGGACTTCAGCCGCTTGTGGAACACGTCCTCATTGAGGTGGCCAAGGGTCGACACGCCAGCCGCCTGCGCGTACTGCTTGGACAGCGTGACCGGCGCTCGCTTGCGGTAGCCGGGGAACATGTTGTCGTCGCCAAGTTCGCCGCGTTCCATGACGCGCTTCTTGAGCCCGATCAAGGCAGCTGCGCCAGCCTGCAAGATTGGCATCGCCTCCGATCTTTGGAAGGCATCGCTGCTTTGCTTTTTGGTCATGCGGGCTAGCACGTCGTCGACGTAGAACGCCACGATCCCGCGCTTGCCCAATCGCTCAAGCCGTGACAGTGCCATGCTAGACCCCCACAACGTAGGAGACTTGGCCCTGACCTGTGACGGTGCAGACGGCGACAGCACGCCGCGCTTGCGTCTCCGAGGTGCCTACGTCTGCGTCCCGCGTGTACCTGACCCAGCCGTCAACCATGGTGCCTAGCGTCGGGTCTGACAAGATGGCGTTGGCTACCTCGTCCATAAGATCCATGGCCACGCCACACAGCGGGTCAGTCGTGCCGGTGACGTGTAGCTCAATCTGGATGTCGAACTCACTGGCAAAGTTGGGGGCACCGCAGGCCCAGCCGTTGAGTTGGCCGCGCTCTCCAACGACATAGACCACCAGACACGGGATCTGCGCTGGCGGGATTGCTTGGATGCGGGTGGGGAACACGCGGGTTCCAACAGCTGCCGCAATCGTGTTGTCAGCCAGCAACACGGCCACAACCCGGTCGCGAATCTCGCCCAGGTTTGTGCCGGTTCTGGCCACTACAACACCTCGATCAGCAGTAGGTCCGCGTCGCCTTGCCCGTCTACCTGTACGTCCCTGACCTCGTAGTCAATGGCCTGAGTCGTCAGCAAGTCGCCTTGTGCCGGCACTGTGTCCATGTCAGCAAGGCGCACAGTCAAGCGGATTTCGGTCGTTGACTCATTGATCTTGGACTGCCCGATCCGCTCTTGCACATGCACTACGTCACGCACGGCGCGGAAAGTGTAGGGGCTGCCGACCTGCGGCGTGTAGGTTACAGACTGACCAAAGGTCGTCCGTACTGCCACGTTCGCAAGGTCGGCTAGCCCCCAACTCATAACCGCTACCTCTTAGCCAACGTCAGCCGGCCAGATCTTGATGGCCAACGTCGCACCGGACGCGCCGGGGTCGGCGGACAGGTGGACCACAGCGTTGCCGCCCGTGGCGATGGCTCGGGAAACGGCGACCTCGTTGGTCATGTCAGCCGTCTGCGTCACTTGGCAGTGATCGCCGTTGGCCGCGCCGGTCGGCAGCGCGACGGTACCAGTCACCGAGGCGCTGGCAATCGTCAGGCTGGCAGACAGCGGGTTGCTAGCACGCCACTTGGCCGCGCCGTCCGCGTTGTCAACGCAGACCCAGCAAACGCCCTGGTAGATCCACTGCGAGCCAGCGGTGTAGCCGAGGGTCACATCGTCGGTCACAGCCGGACGGGCTGCGCCTGCGAGGTTGTTCTTGACGGCGCCGGTCGGCTGCAAGGACGGAACCAAGCGCACGCGCACGGTGGTCGCGGCAGACAATGCCGCTTCGGTGGCGTAGCCGATGCAGGGCAGCGCGGGGTTGTTCTCTGCCCGGTCGCTGGTCTCCGCGTCGAAGTACACCGGGGCGCCCTGATCGATGGCGTAGCCGGCTTCCTTGGGCACGTCAAACACGCCCTCTACGGCGATGGCCGCTTGTGCGCCGCTGGCAACGTCGCCAATCACGACGCCAACCAGCGATCCTACAGCAATCACTTCGTTGCTGGTCAGGTTCGCGCCTGCGGTAACATTGATGGGGCTAGATCCCCCGCGTCCAATAGTAGCCATGATGTTGTCTCCTGTTCCGGTTCCGGTGTCAGTGGTAGGTCTGGTGTGGCTGCCGGTTAGGCGTAGGGGTTCTTAGCCATGCCGCGCCAGTCAGCGACCGTCGCACCAAAGAACTCATCAACGACCAAGGTCATCGACAGGTCCAGCTGGTCAAGCACCTGACGCATACGCGGGCCGGGCTGCTCTTGGAGGTAGCCGTAGTAAATGCCGCAGTTGGCTGCCAGCAAGTACCACGGGCTGTTTCCGGCCTCGTTCAAGCGGGGCTCGGCCAAGATCTTGAACTTCTGGATGCTGGCCGGAGCCGCAGCCGTCGAGCCGATCAGATTCGGGCTGATGATTTGCTCGGCCAGCGTCTCGTAGTCCGAGGGGACCAGCAAGAAGCGGGGCTCGGCGTAGACGCGCTGGGTCGTGCTGCCTTCTTTCAGCTGGCTGCGGATCAGGTTCCGCAGTTCGCCAATGGTCGTGATGCTGATCGCGCCAGCCGAGCCCAGGTTGTTGTGGGCGCTGCTGAACACGTCGTTGCCGTCAGACATCGCCGGGTTGTTCAAGAAAAGATTGAATACAATCTGCTTCTCGTTGGCTACGGCGGTTTCGCCCATGCCAGCCAGCGTCCGCATCACGGCGCCGATGTCGTCGTTGATGAAGATCTCTTCAGTCAACCGGACGCCAGCGGTGTACTTCGCGCAGCTGTAGGTCTCGCCGCGGTCTGACACAGTGCCGTAAACGATGCTGCCGCCTTCCGGTGTAGCAACCATGCTCGGGAACGCGCCGGTAGCAACCAGCTTCTCTTCCCGCAGGCTGTTGAAGTCCTGGCGGGTGGCGAACTCGTCAAACAGCTTGGGCTCGGCGTTGTAAGCCTGCATCAAGGTCTTCTTGCCCAGGAACTCAAGCGCGTTGGGGAAATCGCTGACGGTGTGCGGGGCAACGCCGGCACGGTGGGTCAAGGACGCCTGAAACAGTTCGCGCTTGCTCAAGCCCTGCGTCGAGATGCCGCGGGCTTCCAAAAACTGGCGACCCAAACCGGAGATGCTGGTTTCGCGGACCAGTTCGCGCATGCGCTGCGTGGGCTCGCGGATCAGGCCGGCGCGGAACTCAAGCGCATCGGTCAAGGCGCCAAGTTGGTCGTCTTGGCCGCTGCGGGTCATGTCGACGCGGTGCGTGCTGACCTGAGCCGTGGCAACGTCAGCCGTCACGGCGCGTTCCATCACCTTGGCGGCCGCAGCCTCGTAGGTGTCGGTCTCAGCAAGGATCTCGGTCACGACCGAATCAGCCAGCCGGAACTTGGCAGCCGCGGCGCGGACCTTGTTTTGACGGTCGGTTTCGGCGGCGCGGATCGCCTTGAGGTCGGGGGCGGGCTGCGCGACAGGCTCGGCAACCGGGGTTTGTGTCTGGCTCATGCCGGTGTTCTCCTGCCGCTGTTGCGGCTGTGCTGCGCTGCGGGTAGATGCGCCCGCGTCAAAGGGAATCGCCACAAATGACACTTCCCAAGGGGTCCAGTTTCGGGCAATGCGCCGCTCAATCTGGCCTTCTTCTTTGATCGATTCCTCGGTCTCTACCGTGTAGCCGACCGACAGGCTGTGAATCACGCCGTCGCGGATGTCCTGGACATAGCCCGTCATTTCTGGCCGGCTGGACAAGCGAGCCCGCACGATGACCGCGCCGTTCTCGATCTTGCCTTCCAGCACGCGACCGATGACGTTTTCAACCTCGGCATCGTGGTCAAGCAGGACTGAACCAGCGTTGATCAGGCGCTCAAGATTGCAGCCGGCAACGTCCAGCTCTTCGACGTACTCGCGACCCGTTGACCAGTCCCATCGCTTGCCGGGGGCGCCTGTGCTGATGCACAACTCGATCTCGCGGGTGGCGTCATCCCAAGTTTGAGGCATGACCCGCGTGTGCAATACACCCGCTGGCGTGTGGCGCTTCAAGTTTTGGGGCTGCTTGGTCGGCATAGGTCAAACCTCAGTTGCAAGGGTGCGGTATAGTTTCTGCCTATGTCAAGGGCTGTTTTCAGTCTGCGGTCAATTTTCAGTCGCTGGTGAAACTTTGGCACCTGCCACCATCTTGATCGCTACGTCTTTGGCGATTGACGGAAACGCCGTGGTGATAACCGTGACCGCAGCATCCTCGTCTAGCTCGCCCGCTGACACGCTGGCCAGCACGGCAAGAAGCGCGGTGACTTGGGCGCCGTTTAGACCGACGCCTCTGGACTCGTCCGCGGCATTGTCGCCGCTGTCTGTCGCTGGGGTATCGGCTGTCACTGCCCCCCCCCATTCACGGGCTCATCTCCGGGTGACGTTTGGGCAGGCTGGCCAAGCCATGCGAACGGCAATCCCGCCCGCTGCGCTGCCTCCATGTCCAGCTTCCATTGTGCCAGCACGTCCAAGTAGTCACCGCCGTGCTCTGCGACGACTTGCGACGGTGACGCGAATCCGTTAGCCACCGCCAACACGTCCGCCTTTAGCTCTTTCTCTCGGTCCAGTTCCTCGAACCGCGGGCAGTGCCATTTGACAGGTACGATTGCCGGCACGGTCGGGTCAAGCACGCCGAGCGCCTCGACAAACCACGCCCAGACTTGCTGACAAACCAGCGGGATCACCACCTGCCGTTGCAGCATCATGATCAGGCGCCGGAACTCAAGATCGCCGGCTCTATAGCTGGAATAATTGACCTTGGATAGGTCTTTGGTTAGGCGCTCGTAGGGCAGCCGCATACCTGCCGCGATGTTGCGGTGTTGGGTTGCAATGTACGAATCGTACTGCGCGTTGTTGGCAGGCTGGCTGAACTTGATGTCTTTGCCGCCTCGCAGGATGGCGACTTGGCCGGGCTCCATGCGGTCAAGAACTGCGCCGTCCGAACTTTCGACGCTTGGACCCATGCCCTCTTGATCGCTGTCTGTGCTGTATGACTCATCGCCGGGAATAACAAACGCCGTGACGCACGCCTCGGTGCGCTTGCGGACCCGTTCGGCTGCCTCGTATGACGCCAGATCCCACAGCGTTCGCATCACTGGCGTAACCCACGGGATACCGTGGACTTGGCCGGGGCGCTCTGGAAAGGTTAGATAGGCGCAACGCTCGGCTTCCACAAACAAGCTGCTGTAGGTCGGGACTGGCAGCGTCGGCATCGTCTCGCCCGGATGCTGGCGGTATAGCCAGTACCCTGTGCGCCGCCCAACCGCGTCAAACTCCACGCCCATCGTGGTATGCCCGCCCGATTCGGTCGGGTAGTTTTTCCACAGGTCGCAGAAGTCGGACTCAAGCGTTTGCAGTTGCAGCGGGACCGCCAGACCGTCAGACAGCCGGCGCGGACGTTTGCGGACGAACACGCCGCCAGACTCTAGCCAGCCGCGGACCCACAGGGCTTGCAGTGATGCCCAGGTTCTATCGTGCGCCACGTCCAGCTGTCCGCCTTCCCAGCGGCGCCAGTGGTCCATGATTTTCGCGTCAAGCCGCGGATCGCCCGTCATGGCCTGCGGGTGGATGCCTGTCCCGATGATGGCTGACACCAGCGACTGGATACCCGACACTGCAAGCGGGTTGTTTCTCAGCAAGTCCCGGCTGCGATTGCGCAGCGTGGGCAGGTCCATGTAGACCTGCGGATTTGCCGAATCGCCCGCTGGGTTCCAGTCGCCAAGCAACCGCCCCATGTCGCCGCCCTCGTAGCTGCGCTTGCGGGTCGGTCGGGTCTTGCGATTGGCTACGGGTGCCGGCGCGGGTTGCGCGACAGACAGTGCAGCGCGGGGAGCGGTAGCGGCTGGTTTGCGGGTGCGTGCCATGCTGCTAGCTCCTTGGCCGGGTGCGTCGGAACTCGACATAGTGCGCTTGGGGCCGTCCAGCTGAACCGTTGGCGATCTCCCACTGCATTCTGTCCCGCAGTTTTAGCATTTCATTCAGGCTGTTGTAGGTAACGGTCTTGCC